TGAAATCTTCTCGCGCTCGCGCCGACTCTCGGCCTCTTCGCGATTCTTGTGCGGGTCATCGACGACGACGATCTGCGCCGCGTAGCCGGTGAGCGGCCCGCCGATGCCCGTCGCGAGCAGGCCACCGCCCTCGACAAGCCGCCAGCGTCCAGCCGCGCTCGTGTCGTCGCGCAGTGACAGCCCAGCCTCTCGCGCGAGGTCGCGGATTTCCTTCGAGCGGTCATGCGCGAAGTCAGCCGAATAGGACGCGTACACCACTGGCCACGTCGGATGCCGCGATAGCATCTGAACGATTCCATGCTGAATGAGCGTGGTTTTGCCGAACTGCGCCGGGACGCTCACGCACGCACGCACCGTCTCGCCACGCATCGCGCGCTCGAATAGCGCGGCCACCGGCGCGAGGTGCTGCGGCGGCTCCCATCGCGGCGACAGCGCGGCGACGTAATCCACGAGTCCCAGCTTGCGGCGCGGGTCTTCGCGCGATGGGTTCTTCGCGTCGCGCAGCCGCTGAAGCTCCTGCGTCGCGAGCGCGCGCAGCCGCGTCGCCATTTGCTTCTTGCGACGCTGGACGATCTGCGCGCGCACACTCATCAGTGCGGCTCGGCCTCGGCGTCGTCGGCCGCATCCTCGCCAGCCAGTCGCGCGAGCAGCACCGCGTACCACTCAGACGGCAGGCAGTCCCGCGCAGCCGCGAGGACGTCGGTAGCTGCGGCCTCCTGCGCTTTGACAATCAGCTGCTGCGACGGCCCGTACTGCTCAGGCATCACGCGCTCGAGCAGCCACGCGCGAGCCTTCCAATCAGACTCCTCGCCAGCCTGCGTGGGCTTTGCTTGCAGTCGAATCTGGTCAAGCATTGCCTGCTCAAACACCGCTCGTGAACGCGCCACCGCGTCGAGGAATCCGCGGTAAGGCTCGCGGCCCTCGTCGCCCCACTGCTGCCAGTGAATGAGCGTGCGTGGCGCGATGCCCTCTGCGGCGACTGCCGACGAGAGACGCAGCCCGCCCTCGACGCGCGTGCAAATCCGCTCGGTGAACGCGGGCGTGATGTACGTCGGCCGACCGGCCTTGCGTTGCGGGCGCTGGTCTTTCATGGCCACGTCTCTCTAGCAGGAATCCCGCGCATCGTAAGGGACGCACGCCGAATACCCATCATGCAAGCCGATTGCGCGGCACTGACATGCAGCGATTGACGCGCATTCATCGCGGCCTCCGCGGCTTCGGTGGGCGCTTGCCCGCGTGCAAGTGCTCGAGCAGCCACGCTTGCAGCTCGCTCTTCACGGCGACGACGCCAGCAAAGGTCTTGTAAACCGGCAGCGATTTCTCGTCGCTCAGATATCGCACGGTGCGCTCTGAACACCCGCACGTCGTCGCGATCTCTTTCCACCCTTGCAGATCCCACGGTGTTGCCCGCGATGCAGCCATAGCGCTCAGCCTCCTGTCGAGCGGCACCAGTCCGCGCGACGACATCGCCCGATACAGCTCGAGCAGCCCCTCGCGACGCAGCGTCACGACGTGCCCGACTGGCACCTCGACGCCGAACGCCTGCGACGCGTACGCCGCGATGTCGCTGGCGAGCGGCTCCGAGTACGGGTCGACGTCCTCGTCGCGACCACGCGGGCTGCCACGCATGGCGACGCGTGCCTTGGGCCGCTGCTGCCTGACGCCCTCGCCGTGACGCGGCTGCGGATGCTGCATCGGTAGCCGCGAGCCCATCACGCCGAGCACCGACCACACGACGATGGCGCGCGCCTGCTCAGCCGATAGCCGCACCTCGACGGGATACGTCGTCAGTGTCCAGCCGCCCGCGAGGCATAGCGCCCACAGCCGCGCGACCGGCGCGATGCGCTCAACGACCCGCTGCGCTGCGTCTCCCTGCGATGCCCCGCTGCCGCCCCAGGACTGCGCCTCGAATCGCGATGGGTCGCTGGTCGACCGCAAGGGCGCACCGTCGATGCGCGCGGCGTCTAGCGCCCGCAGCGCCGCGAGCACGCCGCCGAACGGGGGGCGGCTGCTCTCGCCGCGATTCTCTCGCGCGATGATGGCCAGCGCGACGCGCGTGGCCTCCTGCTGCCGCTTGGCGCGCTCGCGCATGACAGCGCCCGTGACGACCTCGAGCGGCTCGGCGTCGCGGTACGGCTGCGCGTCGAGCGCGTCCACCAGCGCGACCTCGCTGACGTGGTCCTCGAGCAGCTGGCGCACGTCGACGCTGAGTGCTGAGCGCTTCATGGCGCGACCTTGCGCGTGCGCTTCGGCTTCGGCGGCACCTCGACGCGCTCGAGCTCCACGACGTGCACCTCGACGCGTGGCCGCTCGCGGTCGACGTGCGTCGCGACAAGCAGCGTCGTGATCTGCGAGTCGTCCAGGTAGAGCACGCCGTTCATCGCGTCGAGGATGGTCTTCGCTACGTTGTCCAAGTCGCGACGCCTCTCGTCAGGCAGATATGCATCGACGTCCACGCGATACCGCGACGCCTTGGTCGGCAACCACGGCCCGCGTGGTCGCGCGGCAAGCGCGCACACCCGCACATTCGCCTGATACGCGCGCTGCTTGGCTGGCGTGAAGCGCCGTGCTCCGACGCTGGCGGCGCGCTGCCATGGCACGACCGGGCCCGGCACGACGAATCGCACGTCCATCATCGCGCGCGACCTAGCAGCGCACTGCGCGCCTCGGCTGACGCCATCTCCTCGCGACGCGCCGCTGCCTCAGACTCGGCCTGCTCGCGACGTCGCCGCGACTCCGCGCTGGTGACCCCGACGTGCGCGCGCAGCGCTGACGATGGCGGGCGCTCCAGCGCGGCAATCGGAGACGCGTTGATCGCGCATCGTCCGCATGAGCGCGCGAGGAAGCCGACGTGGCGCGGGCACTGCGGTGGAAGGTGTCCAGGCATCAGTTGCTCGTCTTATCGGGTTGGATGGACAGCTCGACCGTCACGCGCTCGAGGCGCATCGGGCACCAGCGCGGCGGCGTCGTCGGCGGCTCTGCGGCGAGGTCGTCGCTCGACAGCATCACGCGATCGTCGGTGACGCTGCACGAGTGCTCGATGCGCAACGAGTGCTCGTTCGCGCCGACAATGTCAGTGGCGGTAAAAGGACACGTCACGCACCCCTCAAAGATGATCAGCTGCATCGGGCCTCTCGCTTGCGCGCAGCATAACGCGCCTGCGCTTTGCGCGTCGATTCGCGCCGCGCCTCGAGGCTGCATTCGTCGCCGCAGTATCGGACGTGCAGCACCTTCTCGTGCCGCTGAAAGGTCTTGCCGCACAGCGCGCACGTCACGCTGATCACCCACGCTTTCGGGCGCGGCGTGCGCGACGGTGGATTCACGAACAGCTCGCAGCTGGAGCTTGCTGCCACCCAATGCGCGCACACTCCGCAGCGGGCACACCGTCTCCGCTGGTCGCCGTCCTCGAGCTGGCCGTTGTCCTGCCACCGATGCGCGCGCGCCATCAGCGCAACCTCGCGGCACGAGCTCGAGCAGCTGCCGCGTTGCGCTGTTGCGCCGCCTCCACCGAGCACAGCGGCCCGCAGTAGCGCACGCGATTCTGGTAGACCGCGCGCACGAAGGGCTGCGCGCAGTGCTTGCACGGGCGCGGTACCTCGCGACGATACGGACCCGGCCAGTGACGCGTGCCCTGCGCGGGCGCGTTGACGTGGCCGTTCTTCGTCATTGCGAATGAACACTCGCCGCTAGCAGCTGGCCAGTGCTGCGCGATGCCGCAGCCGTAGCAGCGCATGAGCGGACGGCCGTCGTCACGATTGCCATCGTCGTAATAGGAGTGCTGCCTCATGTGCGTTGCTTCCGCTCGCGCGCCTCAGCACGCAGCCGCCTGTTCGTCGCGAGCTTGACCTCGCGGCTGCACACCGGCGAGCACGAGCGCGTCATGCCATGCGTGATCGGCTTCCGGAAGGCGTGCCCGCAGAACTGACACTCGCGCGGTGCCTCGGCTGAGTACGGCCCCGGCCACTGGCCCTCGCGCAGCGGCTCCGTGGCGACGTCCACCATCGCGACGTGCGCGAGCACGACCACGCAGCCAACGCGCCCAGCAGGCCAGTGCTGCGCCGTCCCGCAGCGCACGCACCGCTCGCGCGGCTCGCCAGTGTCGCGGTGTCCGTCAGGCGTCCAGACGTGCTCGAGGTGCACGCCGCCGTCGTCGTCGAGGTCGTCGTCGTCGATCATCGCGCACGCTGCCTCTCCGCGTGCGCCGCGACACGGGCACTGATGCGCTCGAGCTTCTGCTGTCTAGCGCATGTCGGCCCGCAGAAATGGGCGGTATTCATCGCGACCGGCCTGCGGAAAAGCGCACCGCACCGCCGACACGGACGCAGCTCTTCGCGCCGATACGGCCCGCTCCACCGCAGCGCGCCGTCTGTGACCTCGCGCGTCTCTCGCGGCTCGTGCACGCGGTAGCGCTCGCCCGACAGCCACGGACACGCGTCGCGAGCGCCCAGCCAGTGGCGACGCATGCCGCAGCGCGAGCAGCTCACCAGGCGCTCGCCGACCTCGCTCATGCCGCCTGCTACCCAGATGTGCTCTGTCATCGACGCCCCCGACGCTCGTTGTAAAGTTCCGATTCAGCGACGGCGTCAAGCTCTTTGAGGCTGCCGCCAGCACCACGCGCGAACGCGAATTGCACGCCGTTGCCGCCAGCCTTGCCCTTGACGATGCGCCCGTGGACGGTGGCGCTGTCCTGCTCCTCTTTGCGCCACAGCACAATGACCAGCTCGGCGAGGTGCGCGAGGTCGCGCGAGTCGCGCAGGTCGTGCTTGCCGGGCTCTCGGCCCTCGCCGCGCTCGACGGTCAGCTGCGACGCGAGCCAGACCGGAATACCCAACCTCGAGGCGGCAGCCTTGATGCGGGCCGCGATGGTGCGCACCTCGAGCCGCGTGTTCTCGGTCTTCGTGCTGCACGTGATGGCCTGCGCGTAATCCACGAAGACCACGTCGCAGTGCATGACGCGCACGAGCCGCGCCATCTCGCGCACGACATCGGACTCAGTCGCGCCAGGAATGCACGACGTAATGAATCCCGCTTTCGGTCCCGCCGCGCGCGTCGTCTGCACTGCGTTCGCAAGTCGCTCGTGCTCTTCCCAGCTCAGATTCCGCGCTCGGATTGCGTTGCCGCTCACGCGTGAAAATCGCGATAGCAGTCGGTCCTCGATGAGATGCCGCGGGTCTTCGATGCTGATATATCCGAGCAGCAGCCCGCGAGCACCGAGCTTCTCGCCCATCGTCAGCGCAAGCGACGATTTACCGACGTTGGTGTCCGCGCCGACGATCGCCAAGTCGCCCGGCCCAAGGCCCGATATCGCGTCATCGACGGCCGCGATGCCGGTAGGCACGAGCCCGCCCTCCTGCTGCTGAGTCGCGCGGAAGTACGCGCGCTCGACGGCCTCCGCGAGCGAGAACGATTCGATGGTCAGCGCCGCATCGTCCTCGAGGGCAGCGGCGCAATGCACGGCAGCCCCGGCCGCGTTCTCGGTGCGCACGGCCGCGAGCGCGTCGAGGAGGTGCCGCTCCTTGCGCCGCAGCCCCGCCAGCGCGCGCACGCGCCCGTGGACGACCGCCACGTCGACGAGCAGCGCGCCGCCTGTTGCGAGGGCGTACACGGCGTCGGGGCCGCCCACCGCGTCGAGCTGCTGGCGCTGGCGCAGGAGGGAGACGACCGTGGCTTCGGTGACCCGCAGCGACGCGTCGAGCAGCGCGCGGATAGCACCGGCGACGGCCTCGTGCGTCGGCGTCGTCCATGCGTGCACGGGCACCGCGTAGGCGTCGGCGATGCGCGAGTCGGCCATCATGGCGGCGAGCAGCGCGCGCTCGGCGCTCACGTCGCAGAGCTGGTCAGCCCTCGAGGTCACGGTACGGCTCCCTTGGCTTCGGCGGTGGCGGCAACTTTGCAGCCCAGTCCGCGCACCACACCATCGGATCGATTGACTTCGACGCCTTCCGCCACTCGTCGTAGGCCGCTCTCGCAATTGCGTGCGGGTCGTATCCGCCTTGATGGGCGAACGCCATGATCAACGCAGCCGTTTCGCGTGCTTGCCGACGATGGTGAAGAGCAGTCGGAATCCTCCATTCCGTACCACGCACCTCGCTGACGGCACGTTCAAGATCGCGCTCGTTGAAGTTTTCTGCGTCTGGATCTGGGAAGCGTAGCGACTCATCCACCATCGTCGGTGGGGTCGTGGTCGCTGGTACAGGTCGGAGGTCGGAGGTACAGGTCAGGCGCGAGTGTGTCGCGAGTGTCTCGGCAACCTCTCGCGATACACTCGCGAGTGTCTCGCGACTATCGTTTTTTATTGGTGTTTCGGCTTCTGGCGGTGCCGGAATCCTCGGCTTGCTCGGCCGATCGACCTTCTGGTGCTTGTTCCAGTTGCGGATCGCAAAGTACCGCTGACGGTCGACCTCGTAGTCAATTACGAATCGTATCGCGAGAAGCTCGCGAAAGGCTCGCGAGGCCATCGCGAGTACTTCTGCGGCGTGCGCGCCATCGTCTTGCGCCATTGCGAACCGCCACGCGTCGGCCGCAATTGTGGCGATGTTGGCTCGACCTCTGCCGTAATCGTCGGCCATGAGAATCAATCCAACAGAAAGTACGCGCGCCTCATTACTGGCACCGGCAAGCAACTCATCCTCAAGCCACTCAGGCTTGATCGTTCGGATGCGCCCGGTCATCAGCGCCTCGGCTTCGGAATGCGGACACCGGACGCAATCAACCCTTTTGCCAGCGTTTCCGAGTTCGTCAAAACTCCGTTGCGAATAAGCGGGGCCAAAATATGCGGGCTGTCAAGTGCATCCACATCACCGCACAAAGCCCTCAGCAGTCCGCGCAGCGGCTCTTCATCTAGCGTGTCAAACGCAGACGCCGCAAGCGGAGTGAACAGTGGACGCATACGCGTCCGCGCGATATTGTTCGACATCGGGAGTCACCTTCCTGATCATGGGCTCGGGCGTTTGCCGCGCCGCGAGCCTGCTTTTTTTCTGCCGCTTTGATGCTACTTCATTGCCGAATGCGCGTCAACGCTCGAGATGCAACACCCAGCGGTCCAGGCTCGCGGGCAAGCTCGACGAGGTCAGCGGGCGCGATGCGCTCGAGCTCAGCGCGCAGGCGTCGCAGCGTCGGGCGCGGCGCGTCGAGCGCGGCCTGATACTCGGCGTCACGCGCGGCGAGCGCTGCGCGGCACTCGTCGCTGACGCGGCGTAGGTCGGCCTGCACCTCGTCGATGTGGCGCGTGCGGTCGTGGACGTCGACGGCGACAAGCGCGCGCCACGCGTCGAGCACGCGCGCGTCCTCAGGCAGCCCCCACCACGGCGGCAGCACGGCGCGCCGCTCGATGGCGTCGAGGTCGGCTGCTATCAGCGCGGTGAGGCGCGCGCGGCGCACGTCGTCGATCACGCGTCGGCCCCTTCGTCGGCGCGCGCGACAAGCGCA